ATCTTCCACACCCAGCCGCTCTGAAGAACGACCCCCCTCGTCTCTCACTCGGTGGAAGCCCGTCCCTGCGCTCCCAGCCCGCGAGAACGGGGTGCGTGGCGTGGTCTGGTTCATCGCCTTCGACCAGCCTGGCCGGCCACCCGGACTACGGCCGCTGTTGCACGGCCCGCAGGCTGCGACCAGGTTGCCGAGATCCCACCACGGCCCACCCTCGGCGACGGCGATGACGTGGTCGACGCTGTTGGCCGGGCCACCGCACCAGTTGCACGTGAAGCGGTCGCGTTCGAGGACGACACGGCGCACACGCTGCCAGCGTCGAGAGCTGCGGAAGTCGCTCACAAGCCGAGCGTCGGCTGGGCCATCAACCGTTCGACAGTCGTGCGCTCAAGTTCGTTGCTTAGACGGGCGCCTTCCTGCTCATCAAGCCAGAGGTCCGGCTCCTTCGCCGCTTTCGTCCTGTTGCACGACCCGCAGGCGAAGCTGAGATTGCGGGCATGGAGTCGAGCCCAATCCCGCGGACCACGCGGCGGAAAGCGATGCTCGATCTGGATGTCGCGCTCATTGACGAACCCGTGCCCGCAACATGGACATCGACCCTCTGGACTCATCAGGGCTCGGAGGATCGGAACCAACGCCTCGTAGTTCATGTTGACCATGAAGAAGGCCGTGGATTCGCCTGCTGCGCGAGCTCGTTGCGCTGCCCGTTGTTCGATGATTGCCCTAGGACGGTCGGCGTTCTTCAGCTCATTGCGCTGCTTCTGCTGACAATCTCGGCAGAGCCGATCGAACTCCCAACCCCCAACAGTACTGTTGGGGCGTCGCCGTGAGTGAAAGCGACTGTGGTGCTTCCACAGGCCGCAGCCGTCAGGCTCCGGGCACTTTCGCTCGCAGGGGCGACTCGTCACGGCTTGCACGGGTCGTCACGGTACGCGCATATCTTGCGCATCGCAACGGACTTATCCACCGTCGACCTTTTCTATCGCAGCGCGAATCTCGCGATAGAGCGGCACCCGATCCACGGTGTTGGGCCGCTTGCGCGCAGGTACTCCGGTAACTACGGAAGTACCTTTGTTATGTTCTGTTTTGTTAGGCATCGATTCCGCATTGCCCGCCGCAATGCCGTTCGCATTGCTCGCAGGAATGCTCACCGCATTGCTACCCGCATTCCATCGGGCATTGCTCGCAGACTGCGCCCGCTCGTGCCGATCACGTCGTTCCGAGTCCATCCCGTGGATACGGAACTGGTCACGGCCGACCATGTCGACGAGGCCACAATCGACCAGGGCTGTCAACGCCGACACCTTCGCGGATCGCGGCAGGGCCGCCGACTGGGGCCAGGCGAGGTCGGCCGCCACCAGCAGGCGGACCCACAACGCAAGCCGCGCATCGTTATCCCAGATGCCGACGAACTTCGGATCGTCGATGGCGGCGTGGTAGACCCGGATGTAGCGTCGGTCATCTTTCACCATGTCGAGTCATCCCCCGGATGTAGTCACCCAAGCCAGGCACTAGCCCAACGTCGGTGTCGGTCGGTCGCCCGATGCTCGGCGACACCCGGCTGCGGATAGCGCGGGATGGCCGTGACGTAGCCGCCGCACAGACACCGACGGCGCTGCCGTTCGCCGATATGGCCCGCCCACAACTCTTCTTCGGACAGGTAGTTGCCAGGCTCGGCCAGGGGACCGTGACGCTGGACGCCGATCATGCCAGGAGCTCCGCGACCCGCCCGCTGTACCAGTCCGACGGCCGGATGACGTGGCTGGCCGGCAGGATCGCGATCCACTTCGCCTGCTGCGGCTCGAGGACACCCTTCTCTGCCTTGAGCTCGATCCAGATGACCTCGCCGTCACGGGCCAGGGTGAGGTCCGGATAGCCCGCCCCGCCGCCCTTGTGGGCGATCGCCGCCTGGGGGACGTGGTAGACCGCCCAGCCCTCCCGGCGGGCCATCAGCAGGACGGCCTGCTTCAGGTCGTTCTCGGTCATCGGCGCGTAGAGGTCGGTCTGCGCGACCCGGCGCCCCGTCACGGGACGATGCCGAGCGACTGGGCCAGCCGGTAGCGGCCGGCGTCGTCCATCGCCCTAACGCTCTCGGTGACCTTGTCGGGTGTCACGTCGAGGGCGCCGGCGATCACCACCTTGCGGACCTCCGAGCGGCGGGCGTACTCGGCGAACATGGCCGCCGACAAGGCGGGCTCCGCCGGTGTCTCGGCCTCCTCGTCGTACGGCATGGCGTCCGATTCCTCCTCGGACATCGGTGCCGACATGACCGGCTCGGCGGCCGCCTCCTGGTCGCGGATCTGCTGGTCCCGGTAGACGTGGGACTGGATCTCGGCCGTCTTGCGGGCGGCGATCTCCGCCAGCGACGGCTTCGGTGTCGCATCGGCGACCGGCACCGCGGTGTCCCAGCGTTCCTCGACGACGGGCGCAGCCACGTCGAAGGCCCGCCGGAGGGCCATGCTCTCGGCGACCTTGATGCACATCTCGGGCGCGAACTTCTGATTGCCGCCCTTGGTCGGGTAGCGCCCGTCGTACTCGAACGGGTGGCCCATGTCCTTGCGCCAGACGGTCGCCGTGCACTTCCACTCGTCGTCGACGACTTCCGGCCTGGTCGTCTGGATGCCGTCGAACTGGCCCGAGCGGTGGGCGATGTGGATCAGCGCGTCACGGGTGATGAACGGCCGGCCGTCGATGATGACCAGGTGCTTCAGCATCAGGTCGAGGTCGTAGCGCTTGGCGATGTTGATCGCCAGCTCCCGCTGCTCGGGGGACACGCGGTCGAGGCCGACCGCCTTCAGGAGGGCCAGCTCACGGGGGTCGGTGACGCTGGGCACGGTCGCGATCGCCATAACGGCTACTCCTTCTCGAGCATCACCCGGAAGGGTCGGAACCCGGGCTTCACGCTCGTTGCGATCCCGACGAGCGCGGCGCGCTCCGGCTCGGGCAGCTGACGCAGAAGGCCGTCGGCGACCGACTTCCAGTCGGTCTGTTCCACGTCCTTCGTCTGTCGCCACAGAACCGAGAAGCCAGGCCCGACGAGCCTGGCCGTCTCGCCCATCCGTGACTTGATGGCCGTCTCGATCCGTTCCTCGGCGGCCTCCATCTCCTTGCGCTGCGAGCGCAGTCCGACGAGCGCCTGGACCGCCTCCACCAGCTCGGCGTCGGCGATCATCTCCGAGCCGTCGTCGCGGGGGAACGCCCGCTTGATGGCGGCGGCGTCACGGCTGAACGGGCCGCCGGCCTCCAGCCGCGCCCGGAAGTCCTCCGCGATGGCGACCATGTCGTCGAAGACGGCGGCGTCGTGCTCGACCTCGAAGACCTCCAGGCTGTCACCGCCCAGCAGGACGGCCACGTCGGCCACCGGCAGGCCGGTCACGCCGAGCTGCCAACGCACTTGGGCCTCGACGTCCTGGGGCAGACCCTCGGCGAAGCGTGTCCGCGAGCCCGACCACTTGGCTTCCATCAGCCGTCGCTCGCCGACGACCCGGAAGTCCGGCGAAGCTGCTGCCCAGGCGAGGGTCGGGTGGACCTTCAGGCCGTGGACCCGCTGGACGCGGCGCCCCGTCTGCTCGGTGTATGCCTCGGCGATCAGCGGCTCGACGGCGTTGCCGACCCGCATCCGCAGGGTGGCCGGCTGGCTGATGCCGTACCGCTTCTCGTCGGCCACGTCCTGTTCGCAGCCGAACGGCGACAGGGGCAGGATCTTCGTCATGTCGGTCGCCGTGACGAGGGTCCGGCGGGCCTCCCGCCAGGCGTCGGACCCTTGCTCGAGGGCCGTCATCGTGGCCGCCACGGCTCGATCTGGACCGGGCCGACGTCGGTGATGGCGTAGCGGGTCGTCCACGGCCCGACGACGGTGCGGATGACCGGGTTGCGGGCGCGGGCGCCGACGCGGTAGATCGTCCGAACCGAGACGCCGTACTCGCGGGCGAGATCGGCATGGCGAACGCCCGCCGCGAGGGCCTTGTGGATCGCGTCGTACTGGTCCTCGCTCAAGCGCTGGAAGCGGTACGAGTGCGGCGGTGGGTAGGTCACGGGTCAGCGGTCCTCCGCCGGCTTGTAGCCCGTCGCGTCGTGGATGGCGTGGTTGAGGGCCTCGGCCGGCGTCTCCTCCGCTGGGGCCAGCACGTCGAGGATCCGCTGCATCTGGTGGCCGACGTAGATCTCCCAGGACTGGCGGTCGTAGCGCAGGCCGAACTGTTCGGCGATGTCGGCCTGGACCGACTCGACCGTCCGGACGAGGCGGGCGGTGTCCACGTCACGGGCACAGGTCGGGCACCCGGCACGTCGGTGGGCTGCGTGCTGCTCGTCGAATGACGAGTACAGGCCGACGCCGAGGCTCATGCAGCCCCTCCATCGATGACGTCGAAGTCCGACGACCAGCCGTTGCGCCTGCCCGACGTCCAGGCCCGCGAGTGGTAGGGCAGGGGAGCCGCGACCCGCCTCGCGCCTCGCCAGCCGGCCCGGATGCGGCAGGCGTGGGGGTAGCTGATGTTGAAGCGGTTGATCGCGGGCCAGACGTCACCATCGGCCTTCTCGATCGCCTCGGCCACGAGGGCGGCCGAGACGCGGGCACGTGGGGCGGCTACGAGCTCGGCGTGTCGCTCACCCATACACGTCGCGCACAGGCGCGGGCTGTGTTCGTGATCGGGCAATAGACGGGGACGCGGAAGGCCGTAGGCAGATACGGCGCCGTCGAGCCCGGAACGTCCATTGTCGGAGCGGCGGTCAAGGGTCATGCCGCCACCGCCAGAGCCCGCAGGAGCTGGGCGCCGATCCACTCGGTGTAGGCGGGCGGGATGGCCTCATTCAGCTCGACGTCGGACATCCAGTCGATGCCCATCGCCCGCTGCTTGTCTGCGCGGCTGCCGTGGCCGCGGATGTTGTCGCCACCGTGGCCGGCGACCGTGACGGCCTCACCGCGACCGACCAGACCGACGTGACGGGGATGACCGGGCAGCGGCCAGAGCAGGGCCGACGACTCGAACCGCCGATGGCGGATGAGCGGCAGGCCGAACATCCGGCCACACAGCGTGAAGGGCTGGTGGAGCGGCGCCCCGATGACGTTCTCGATGACGAACGGCACCGCGACGGATCGCAGCCGATCTCGAGTCGGCTCGACGAGGTCGACACGTTCGACGTCGTGCCACCGTCGGGCTGACCACGAGTAGGCCTGGCACGGTGGTGACGCGTGGATCGCGTCGAAGCCGTCCAGCGGCCACGTCAGGGCGTCGGCCTGGTGGAACTCGAAGGGGTAGTGCGGCTGCGGTGCGATGTCGACGCCGACGACGTCGAAGCCGGCCCGGCGGTAGCCGACGGCGGCGCCGCCCGCGCCGCAGAAGAGGCCTAGAAGCCGGGGCCTTGGCCCATCAGCTTCCGATAAGGTGAGTGGCCGATATCGCCATGTGGCGCCCGCGACCTTGACTCGCCACGACCCGAGCTCCAGGGCGACCCGTAATGTCGCCCGCGTGACATCGAGGTCCGCTGCCTTCAGCAGTCGGTCTGATACCCACATCGGCTGTTTCCCCACCAACCCCCAGTGCGCCGGGGGACCGTCGAGCCCAAGGTACTGAGTAGACGCTCGTGCTCTAGCCGGACCGTGGACCGCAGGAGATCGGTTCGCTACTCAGTGCTACCAGAGTACCGCGTCACGTCAAGGGTTGTCAGCGGTTGCACGAGTGGGGTAGGGTAGCGGCGCTGCCGCGGGGAAGGACGGCCCAGTCCGCGCCCCCCCCCCGACATGACCATGCCGGGGGGCTCTTCGGTATCGAGCCTCGGAAGCCCCCCGGCTCCCTCATTCTATGACCCGTGTACATGCACGTCCCGCCCGTTTACGCCAGCGTCACAACCTTGCTTACAGTTTACGCTAGGGTATTGACACCTAGTACGCGCTAGCGCAATGTAAGCACATCAAGAACAACGCAGCAGAAACGGAGCGAACGAGATGGCGCAGGAACGTTGCCCGAAGTGTGGATATCGGATCAGCCGACCCACGGCGACCTGCACTGGACACAAGGCCCCACGATGACCCTTCTCGAAGCGGCGGCGCTCCTCGGAGTGACCGCCGCCAACCTGCGAGCGGCCATCAAGCGGGGCAGCCTGGCCGCCCGCAAGCTCGGCCGCGACTGGATCGTGGACCCTGCCGAAGTCGAACGCTATGGCCGCGAGAACCGCCGGCCGTCTACCTCGGAGATCTGACACTCATGGACGAAACAACCCTGCTGATCGCTGGCGCGATCTGGCTCATCTGCGGCATCGGCGCCTATCTGATCGTCGCCCAGAAGGGCCGCGACGACGCCGGCTCGGCCGGCATCATGGGCTTCCTCATGGGGCCGATCGGCCTGGTCTGGGCGGCGATGTCATCGGCACCGAAGCCGGGGACGACGGGCCGCGTCTGCGTCCACTGCGGCAAGACCGTCGCCGCCGACCGCGAGCGGCTCTGCAACCACTGCGGCCTGGCCTTCGCCTAGACCGCCGCGGTGTCGTCCTGCGCGGCGCTCTCGGCGGCCGAGGCGTCGACCTCGAGATCGCCGAGGCCCGCCTTCTGCAGCGCCCCGCGGACGGCCTCCACGGCGATGTCCACGGCCTCCTTGAGCTTCGCCTCGTCCACGCCGCTGATGCTGATCGTGTAGTCCGCCATGTCAGAACCTCCGAAGGAGAATGGGTCGATGACCACTGTACCGAGCGAGCAGCGTTGCGACTGGCGCGTGAACCAGCGGTGTCAGCACATACTCGGTCACGATGGGCCGCACATGGTCATGCCCCTGAAGCCCTTCGACTTCATGGCCGCCGACGGCACCCCGTATCCGGCACTGGCCGAGGCCCGCGCCGACGCGCTGGACGTGGATGTCGTCGAACGGCTGCGCAACGTGCTGGAACGAGCACTGAACGCCGGGATCGTCACGGCGACCGAGTGGGACAGCCTCGACGCCATCCTCGCCGAGCGCCGGTCCTAGCTCTCGACGCCGAGCCCGACCTCCTGGTTCTCACCGGGAGTCGAGCCGTCGGTGATGTGGGCCACGCTGACCGCGGTCTCGTCCTCGTCCGGGTCGGCCGCGATCGTGTCGTCGTCGTCCATCATGCCTCCGTCACCGTGACACCGAAGTCAGGGTCGACCTTGATCGTCTTGTCCTTGAACGCGCCGCTGGTGACGAGCACGACGGTGGCGCTCGATGCGCCATCGCAGGTCCGCAGCGAGCCCGGCAGCGTGCAGCTCGCCTTGGAGCCGGCGCGTCCCCACGTCGCGTCCTTCCAGCGCAAGATGCAGCGCGGCGCGGATGCGCTCGCGGGATGGACGGTGTACGTCCGGACGGTCGCACCCTTGGCGATGTGGACGGTGTAGCGGGCACCCACAGGCACGTACTTGACGGTGCTCGTGGAATGCCCGGTGGACCACAGCGCCCCCACGATGTCGGTCCACTTCGCCCACGTCCCCTGGCTGCCCTGCTCCCAGAGCGGATCGAAGAAGCCGACGTAGTCGACCCCGCCCGCCGTGCGGTGGCCCTTGACCATGCAGCAGTGGGCGAAGTCGTTGACCTGGACCTTGAGGTACGCGGGGAGCTTGGCGTAGGTCAATGACACTGCGACGGCGAAGCCCTGCTTGACCCGGGGCAGGACGCCGTCCTTCGAGATCCCGAGGAGGTTCACCCTATAGGCGTCGTAGGTGCCCTTGCGCAGCTCCGACGACGTGTTCCCGGCCCAGTGGGGACGACCGCCGGCCGCCCGGATGCGATGGCCCTCGCGGCTGCCGTCGTCGCTGATGCCGGCCCGCGCCGAGCGGATGACCATCTGGCCCGAGCAGTAGCCGCAGTCGACGAAGGGCCGTTCGAACCGCTCCGAGATGACGGTGGCGATCGACGACGGGACGCGCCCGTATGGATAGCTGCGTGGCATCACTCACCTCCCTTGCGCCGGATACGCCAGCCGACGGCGAACAGGACGGCGGCGATGGCCCCGAGCAGTGCGCCGCGCTCGTTGATGCCGACCGAGCCCGGGGTCAGGATGGCCCCGACGAGGACGAGGCAGATGGCGATGAGCGCCCACAGGGCGGCCTCGTGGGGGTCGAGGTCGGACGGCATCAGCGCAGCATGTTGGCGTAGATGCTGTTGTCGTCGGTCGTCGAGCCCGACGTGGCGACCATCGAGACGTCCGACAGGTTGTTGCTGTTCTGGTACTTGTCGGACCCGGTCGAGGCGGTGAAGGCCAGGAGCAGCCGGCTGTTCGCCGCGGCGGCGAGCTGGACCGCGATCCAGTAGTCGGCGGCCGGGACCCACAGGCCGATGCTGACGGTGACCCAGCGGGCCGTCGTGTTCATCAGGAGGTTGGCGTTGGGAACGGAGGGCGGCGCATTGATCGGGGCGCCGCTGGTGGCGAGGACGTTCACCGGGACGCCCGCCGAATCGGACAGGACGCCGGCGGACAGGCCGCTGTAGTTCGTGCCGTCGCCCTTGACGTAGGCCACGATCGAGGCGAGGAAGCCGTCGGTCCCGACGGTGATCTTCTTCAGGAACGTGCCACGCGCCGTCTGGAACGACGCCCCCGTCGCGGTCGTCCCGAGCGTCGTCCGGGCGATGGCCGCGGCGCCCGGCGGCGTCTGGTCGGCGTTGCCCCAGAGGACCGCGGTCGGCGTCGTGCCGCCCGTCCTGAACTGCCCGAACGAGCCCGACCGGCGGCTGCTGTTGCCGGTCGCCTGCTTGGCGACGGTATGGGTCTCGACGTAGTGGCCGCGGGTCACCGAGGCCGGGACGTTGACGAGGGCGGCGAAGCCCGACAGCAGGACCCGCCCGGTGGCGTTGCTGGCGATCGCCTCCTGGACGACGCCGATGGTGACCTCCGAGCGGGCCGTCGTGGTCGTCGTGAAGGCGCCGTCGTTGGTCGTGTCGATGATGACCACGTCACCGGCCGCGACCGCACCGCCACTCTTGTTGACGAGGGCTTCGACGACTTGTCTGCCGTATGTGTTGCTGGGCATGGCTTCCCTCCTAGATGGGCTGCTCGGCCCAGATCAGCAGATGCGTGCAGGTCACGGTGTTGCCGGCGGCCGCGGTGCCCCACTGGCAGGTCACGTCGAGTGCCAGCGGCCTGGTCGTATCGATCGCGACGGGCGTCGTCTGCGGCGGGAAGTCGATGTGCGTCGAGATGCTCGCCACCGAGCCCGCGCCGATGATCGCGCCCTGCGCGCCGGCCGACCGGCAGACCAGCATGACCTCCATCGCCCACGGCTCGTTGGGCGCGTCCTTGGGCTCCTGCACGGCACCCGTGTCGAGGAGGACCGTGCCGCCCAGCTTGGCCCGCCAGCGCAGGGTCGGGCTGCCGCTGGTCGACCACACCCCACGGAGCAGGATCCGCAGCGACGTCCCGGGCTCGAGGTACATCGCCGGGAACGTCAGCGAGCCGATGCCTAGACCGGTCACCGTCCGCTCGGCGGTGACGTTGGCGACGACGACGTTGGCCGTCTGGGAGAACGCCGTCATGATCGCGCCCTTGGCCATCAGACGACCTGGACGAGGATGAGGACCGTCGCCCGGTGGAGGGCCGACGAGCCACGCGACGGGTCGCGCTTCATGATCCCGCCGCCGCGCAGGCTGGCCGCCGCGAGGCGGATGGCGGTCGAACCGTTCAGGATGACCCGGGCCGAGACCATGCCGGTGTAGCCCTGGGCAGCGGAGGCTCCCGGGGTGATGCCCGTCTCGCGTTCGTCCACGACGGTCGACGTCCCGGTGATGAGGCGGACGACCGCGGAATCGGTGTTCGAGCCGGTCATCTCCAGTTCGAAGATGCCGAGAGCGTCATAGGTGCCGGCCGCGGGCGTGCCGGTCGGTCCGTCGTAGAAGGTGTTCGCCGTGGTCAGTGCCACGTCGGCCGAGGCCAGGGTGTACTCGATCCGGGTCATCGGCGGGCCGACGGTCGATTCCGTCCCGCTGCTGTTCGTGATCTTGAGCAGATGCGTCGTGCTGTCGATGTAGAGCCGCTGCCGACCCGCTGCCGGTGCAGCAGGCTCGGTGCCCTCGACGATGAGGATGCTCGGGAACGGGTTATCGACGCCCGTGGTGACCATGTCTAGCCCTCCTCAGGCATCGGAGTACAGGAAGTCGATGCCGCCCTCGACGTACAGCGGGGTGGTCGGTGAGCCGTCCATGTAGAGCACGTCGCCGAGCGGTGACGACGTGCCGGTGTCGACGGCCGCCACGATGTCGACCAGGACGTTGTCGGTGCCGCTGGCCGGTGCCGAGCCGAAGGTCGCCGTCGTCAGCAGCGTGCCGCTCAGGGTGACCGCCGTCCGGAGGCCGGCCACGTAGCACGCGACGCTGTAGGCGTCGAACGGGGCCGCGGGTAGCTCGAACGCCGTCGTGCTGCCGTCCCCGCTGAACGCGACATTGTCGACGTGGAGGTGATCGGTGCCAGACGCCGCAGGCAACGCAGCATGGGCCGCCAGAGCTGCCGCCGCGGTCGCCTCGGCTGCTGCCTGGGTCGTGGCGTGACTCGAGCCCGAGTGGGCCGTGTCGACGGTCGGGCTGGCCCACGTCCCGCCGAGCTCGCCGCCTGGCGTCGTGCCGACCACGATCTCGGCCGACAGCGAGCCCGACGCGGTGCCGACCAGGTAGTCGGCCGAAGCCGGTGCCGAGGCGCCGCCGTAGGTGTCGTGACCGTCGTCGTCGAGGTCGCCGGCGTGGCGGGCGAGCTTGACCTCCTGCGGAACGGTCATGCCGCCCGCCTGTACTCGACGATCGACGTCGCGCCGAGCGGTACCGGGTAGTCGAGGGTGTACGTCGTCGGGCCGGTCTCGTTGACATCGGGCGTCCAGTCGAGGCCGTTTATCCAGAGGTGGAGGGTGCCCGGGATGTAGGACCAGGTCGTCGTGAAGGACGTCGTCGTGCCGTCGCCGACGACGTCGGTGAAGCGGACGCGCTGGTTGACCCGCGGCTCACCGACACAGGCCGGGAGCGAATCGAAGCGAGGGTCAGGCCCCGACAGGTATGTGGCCTGGACGACGACCCAGGACAGGTCGCTGTTGCAGCCGGTGAAGAACGTCGACTGGAACTTGACGTGGTAGTCCGACGTCCGGACGGCGGTGTACGGGATGGGGTAGTAGCCGACCGTCGACCACGTCCCGCCGCCCGACAGGACCGCTCCGACGGGCGGATCGGCGGCGATCTCCGAGGGACAGGTGCTGCCGGCGTGGAAGTGGGCCTCGCCGTCCTCGACCGTGTTGCTCAGCCAGACCTCTAGATGGTTGGCCGCAGCGGCGTACTGGACCGAGTAGCCGATCCGGTAGCTCGCCCCGGCGTAGAGGTGCATGAGGTGGCTGAACTCGAGGAAGTCGTCGGCGGGGTTGTTGCTGCGGGCCAGGAAGTTGCCGGCCTTTATCTGGCAGCCGATCTGGTAGTGGTCGTTGGAACCGTCATCGACCGCCTGGACCCGGAAGTCGGGCGGGATGCAGACCCACGGGTCGTCGGTCGGGATGACGATGGCGTTCGTCCCGCGTCGGTTGCGACGTCGGACCGGGGCGCCCAGCTCGAGGGCCGCGAACCACAGTCCCTCGGCCACCCGGCCGCCCTCGCCCGTGGCCGGCTGCAACGTCATGTGGGCGATCCGCTGGGGACTCGCCGAGAGGCCCATGACCGACGACGTCACGGTGATGATGTCGCCGACCCGAATCAGCCCCAGCTCGGTCTCGCCGAGCGGCCCGATCTGGCACGTCCAGGTGTCGCGCTCGTCCTTCTGGGAGGCGAGGAAGGCGGCCGTCTTGACGTCGAGGTCGGCCTGGCTGACCGCGTCGAAGGTCTGCAGCGACTGGTGCTTCAGGCCGTCGGCGTCATGGGCGGCGATGCTGGCCGAATCGCTGGCGCTCGAGGTCCGACCGGTCTGGTCGCGTCCGAGGACGTCGTTGCGGAGGTCGATGCTGGTCCGCTGCCGGCGCGGCTCGATGGGAGCGAAGACGGTCGCCGCCAGGCCGCCCCGCTGCTGGTCGCTGATCGACAGGCCGCAGCCGTGGCCCGAGGTCAGGCCGTGGTAGTGGAGGCAGCGCCCGCCGGCCGCCTTGTCGTGGAGGAAGAGCGTCTTGCCGGTGGACTCGACGACGTCGCTGATCAGCTCGCCCCAGCCGCCGTCGCTGTCGTAGGTCTTGGCCGGCAGGGTGACGGTCCCCGAGACCAGGACCCAGGTCGTGTCCCACGACGAGCCGTCGGCCGCGGCGAAGGCGAGGACCCGGGCCACGTCGGTCTCGCTGGATCGCGTACGAGACACCCGGAAGCCATCGAGAAGGGCGTTCGCGTCCTGGACCGAGAAAGTGTGCAGCCGCGCCGTGGCGGCCGGCATGGGGCCTCTCTCGCGGTCCTGGTCGACGATCCAGCCGTCGGTCAGCCGGACGCTGCCCTCGCTGATGCGCACGGCCCGTCCGTCGAGGACCGAGATGGCCGCGGTCGGGTCGGGGACCGGGACCTGGCCGATGCCGACCTCCCCGTCGAAGGCCGCGAACTCGAGCGACAGCCCGCCGAGCTGGTCGTCGTCGGGCCGGTAGGTGATCGAGCTGCCGGCGAGCTTGACGTCCATCTAGGGCAGGAAGCCCGAGGTCTTGGTGATGCCCTGCCCGGGCAGGTAGGTGTAGCGGTTGAGGTTGGCCTCGACCTGGCGGCTGTTGAAGTTGGTGGTCACCGGGACCGTGACGTAGATCGGCTGGGAACCGGCCGCCTTGACCGCTGCGACGATCGCCCGGGACGAGGCGTCGACGGCGGCCGCGACCCGCTTCTTCTCCTCGTCGATCCGGTTCTGGAGCCGGTTCTGAAGCGAGACGATGGCCCGCTGGGTGTCCTTGGTCGGCTTGAGCTTCTCGAGGTCGCGGACCTTGACCCGCAGCTCCTGTCGCGTCGGGTTGCTGGTGAAGGCGGCGTTGCGGGCCTGCTGGGCCTTCTCGGCGGCGTCCTGGGCAGGGTTGGCCGGGACGCCGCCGCCAGGGGTGTGCATCTGCCGGAGCTTCTGCAACGCCGCGTTGTGCTCGTCAGAGACGCCGTGCTTGCGGGCCGCCTCGGCCGCGGCGAGCAGGGCCTGGTCGTCGACCAGTGAGTCGACTATCCCGCGAGCCTGCACGGAGCCGACCACGGTCGCGCCGACGGAGGCTGCGATCAGCCCCAGGGCTGCCCCGGTCCCGATGCCGGCGGCGGCTCCCGCGACCCCACCCACGCCACCCGGCAGGCCACCGCCCACCCCGCCGTTGACGTTGACGACCGCCGCGTTGACGTTCATCAGGCCCTTGAAGGACGAGATGACGGCCGAGATGAGACCGCCGGCGAGGTTGGTGACCAGACCCCCGGTCAGCTTGTTGATCGTCAGCCCCGCGACGGCGAGCCCCTGGATCTCGGGCGGGAGTGACGAGAACAAGCCGACCGCCGTCTGGATGATGGTCAGTGTCGCCGAGGCCGCCGACTGGATGACGGGCGCCGCCGACTTGGCGAACGACAGGAACTTGGTGATGGCGGTCGTCGCCCCGCCACCCTCGAGGTAGCCCGACAGCTTGTCGAGGCCCTCGAGGACCGACGGCATGATCGCGTCGATGAACAGGCCGAAGGCCGGGACCAGCTTGTCGGCGACGACGTCGACGATGCGGGTCAGGGCCGGCAGGAGCTTCTGGCCGGCCGCCTCGCGGAGGTTGGCGAGCCTCTGGTCGAGGACCTTGAGGCGGACGTCGAGACCGCCCGACAGGGCAGCCGCGGTGCCCTTGAACCGCTTGTTGAGGACTTCGATCGCGTCCGCGCCCTTGGGCACGATGATGCCCAGCCGCGACAGCGAGGTCGTGCTGCCCTGCGCCGCCTTGCCGACGGCCCTCGTGGACTCGTCGAGGCTGTAGCCCGCTGCCGCCAGGTCGAAGATCAGCGGCGTCAGCTTCTCGACCTGGTCGCCGGTCAGGCCCATCTGGATGAGCCGCGTCTGCTGCGACTTGACGACCTCGTCGTCGGTCCCGGTCAGCTTCAGGAGGGCGTCCTGCTGGGCGTTCAGGGCGTCGACGTTGGCGGCCGTCACCTTGCCCGAGTTGGCGACGGCGGTGGCGTAGACGTTCTGGACCTTGGCCGCGTCCTGGCCCTCCTTGGCCGACAGCAGGAGCAACCCTGCGATGCTGCCGATCGCGGCCGTGGCGATGACGGCGCCGGCCTTGATGCCGGTCCCGATCTGCTGGCCCGCCTTGAAGGCCCGGCTCGATGACTTGTCCAGCCGCACGTCGAACCTGTCGAGCGAGCCCGACGCCTTCTTCAGGGCCGGGGTCAGCTTGTCCTCGAGACTCAGCGAGGCAAGGAGCTTGGCGGTCTCACCGATCGCCATCTAGGTCGCCCTCCGGAGCTGTGCCACCTTGCGATCCTCCGCGGCCTGGTGCTGCCGGACTAGCCGGCCGACGCCGAGCTCGGCCAGGAGCTGGAGTCGCCATCGGGCGACGGTGAGATCTGAACGATGCCGGCCGTCCGGGAACTCGTGGTCGAGGATGGCTTCGAGCGCTTCGGGCGCCGCGGTGAAGGCCCACTCGTCGCTGACGTCGATACGGCTGTCGGCGTAGTGGGCGAGGAGCTCGAGGCCCGGGCCACTAAAGGGCTGATCACGGCTTCCGAGTAGAGCGCGTCGGCTTCGTCGCCGACGACCATCGCCTGGTCGGGGTGCGACAGGAGGAGCTCGCGGATGGCGGCCTTCGACACCGGCACCGGCTTGCCCCTGGCGTCGACGATCGACCACGACTCGATGCCGAGGAGCAGGTATGTCTCGGTCAGGACGGCGAGGACCTCGGCCGTCGAGGCGTCGGGGTCCTCGGCCTTCAGGACGAGGAAGGCGTTGCGAGCGGTCAGGGCCTGCCTGAAGTCCAGACGCTCGCGGAGGGTCACGGTATCGCCGTCCGGGTGGCGCGTCTCGCCGTCCCCCTTCGGGGGACAGATGCAGTCGATCGTCGCCATGTCAGGCCGCGGCGTGGGCCGGCTCGGCCTCGGCCTTCTTGGTGGTCTTCGACTTCGACTTGCTCTCGCCTTCCGCCGATGCGGCCATGAGGCCCACCGATGCAAGACCCAGCTCGGCCTCGGTCAGGGTGGTGACGGCGGTCGACTTGAAGACGGTGTCGCCGACGTCGTCGTAGAAGGCGTGGCCGGTCAGGACGACCGTGCTGTTCTGGCCGACCTCGCCCTCGGTGCGGGTATAGATCCGCATCGGGATGACGACGTCCCAGGCGTAGAAGGTCGACGGCGCCTCGGCCAGCTCGGTGCTGATGAAGCGGAGGCCGACGTAGCGGTTGACGGCCTGGTCGGCCATCCAGTGGTCCGATTCGGAATCGACGCCGACGATGTCGGCCGTCTTGGCGAAGGTCGCCTCGAGCTCGATGGTCCGGGCGCCCGGCCCGTAGGCGGCCAAGTCGAACGTCTGGGCGCCGTTGGCGAACCGCTTCTGGTCGACCTCGTGGCTGAGGCGCAGCGTGAAGTTGTGGAGGGCGTCGGTGACCTGGTGGCCGAAGACGCCGGCCAGGGTGTCGCCGATCCAGATGCCGCCGTCCTTGAGGTAGACGAGGGCGTCGGTCGCCGAGACCGCGAGATCGGGCGTCGGCACCGTGCCGTCGACGGGGCTGTCGGTCGAGCCCGTCGAGGCCACCGCGCCGTAGCGCCAGGTCATCGTCGTGGACAGCGGGCCGAGGCCGTCGGGACCCGTGATCTCGAGCGATTCGAGGAGGCCGTCGCGGAGCTGGAACGCATCCGTGACCACATCGTCGAAGAATTCATATGTGAAGACGTCGGGTTCATCGACGGTGAGCGAGGCCGGGTCGTGGACCCACGTCTTGCCGGCACCCGCCCCGGTCGGGGCCACCCCGCCGCCGAAGAAGGCCGACATCAGGATCGGGATGTTGTCGTAGGCGAGGGCCGAATCGGTCAGGCTGGCGGTGAGGTCGGGGGCCGTCCGGTAGGGCGGCGCGACCGGGTCCAGCGAGCCGACGTCAACCTCGACATCTGTCCAATTGAGGACGACGCTGGGAGTCCCCCCGAAGGGGTAGGCCCGGGTGGCCGGGACGGCGGTCCCGAAGTCGGCCTGGCGACCGAACTGGTGCTTGCGAAGGCGGATGAAGCCACCGAGGATCGGCACGAGGTTCTCCCTTCTTGCTGCGCTTGCTGCGGGTCCTGGCGCCTACCGACCGACGCCAGAGGGTCAGGCTTCGACCAGTCCGTAGCCCTCCAGCGAGATGCGGGTGGCGTAGAAGATGCGGGCGTCGGTGTCGGACCACTCGGGCGTCCAGTCGGGAAGGTCGCTGACGTCGCGGACGGCGATGAGGCTGTTGGGTCCGGCGGCGTGGAAGCGGCTCTCGGCCCAGTCGATGAAGCCGTCAACGAATGCGTCCCGCTGGTCGGCGCTCTCGCCGTAGTCGTAGATGCCGTGGACGACGACGACCTCGGCGGTGGGGGTCCGCTGGGTGATGTTGGTCGAGTGGTCGAGGACCTCGCCGATCGTGTCGACGAACGCCTGCGGCGGGTTGATCTTGGCCGGCCGCGAGCGGTAGGTCGAGAGCTTGACCCCGGCGCTGTCGGCGAAGTCGTCGAGGAGGGTCACCGCGGCGAGACGCATGGCCGATTGGAGGCCCACTACGCCGCGCCGTTCCAGACGTCGACGAGGATGTCGGCGAAGCCCACCTGCTTCAGGGCCTCGGTGGCGGTCCTCTCGCGGAACGGTCTCGCCGCGTAGCCGCCACCGCGACGGCCGCGGGCCTTCTTGGCGAAGACCGTTCGCGACGTCGCGATGAGGGCCTTGTACTGCTCGCCCGAGATGCCGCGTCTTCGGATGACCCGGGACATACGGGAGTTGAGCCCGTGACCCTGGGTGCCGGCGTCGACGAAGAAGCCGTGGTACATCATGCTGACCCGGGCCTCGGTGATCCGGCCGCCGGTCTTGCGGATCGCGCCGACCTTGACCGAGCGCCGGAGGGCGCCCTTGCTGTAGGGCATGTCGTAGCCCGCGAGGGTGGACTGGGCGATGCGGGTGGCCCGCCGCTGCCAGCGGTCGGCACCCTGGGCGGTGACCTCCTTGGCGACGGCACCCATCCGCTTCTGGAGCTTGTTCTTGCCCTGGAGAGTCATGCCACGCCGAAGGCGCGACGATGGCCCTTGAGGAGCCGTGCATACGTCGGATCGCCGAGGGCCGCCGGGGCGACCTCGGGCCGGAGGGCCATCAGCTCGGCCATACGGAGGGCGGCCTGGGAGAGGGCATCGTCGGGGGTATCGACGTCCTCATCCCAGTCGCCGACGTCCATCTTGACCCGTGCGATCGCCGCCGACAGGAGCCGGGCAAGCCGCGTCGGATCCTCGCCGAGGTCGCCGTCCCAGTCGGGGGACGTGACGTCGAGGACCTGCTTGAGCTCGTCCAGCTCGGGCCAGCTTGCCATCTACGACCCGGTGATCGTGTAGCTGGTGAACGCCGTCGGGTAGAGCGGCGCGAACCAGAACATGGACACGACCGCGACATCGCGGCCGGCCTTCGAGGGCACGTCGACCTGGAGGGTGTAGGTGCCGTCCTCGGTCCAGGCGAACCCGGACGACGGGCCGATGATGGCGTCGATGTCGCCGGCCACCGTGTCAAGTGCCGGCACCCAGACCGGTCGAAGGCCGGAGATCGTGCCACCGGGCCCGCCGCCCGCCGTGAAGTTGCCGGCGAGGTTGGAGTACAGCGGCGTATTGGTCGTCGTGGCCTTCGCGTCGATGAACGCCGCCACGCCCTCGGACGACAGCCAGATGGTGTCGGCCTGCTGGTTGACCGCGGCGGCGTTGCGCCACGCGGCGCCGAAGGATGCGTTCGCGGGATCGAGCGTGCCACCCGAGCTGTCGCCGACGAACACCGCGGTCAGGGCCGCGATCTCGGCGTTCTTGCTGAGCGACGCCAGCAGCTCGGCGAGGTAGAGCTCGAGGAACGAGGGCCCGCTGCGCTTGACCAACTGCAAGGAAAGATCACCGCCGCCGGCGATGGTCACCGAGTCGTAGGTCGCGGTCGTGATGCTCGTCGCGGTCGAGGTGATGAGCGACTTCTCGGTCGACTGCGTGCCGGTCGTCGGTGGCGTGACGATCTTGGGGACGATGAGATGCATGCCCACCGGCGGCAGCGACAGGCGGCGGGTCGAGTTGAGGAACGGCCGCCGGTTGGGCGTGATGCCGATCAGCGTGTCGATGTACGCGCTCGGGACGACGCCGAGGTTGTCGGTGGTGACGATGTCGGTCCACGCCCGGAGCTGGTCCTGGGCGACACGCTCGCCCGACAGGAGCTTGAGCGAGACCTCCATCCACGGGCCGATCTGGCTGCGGACGTTCTCTTCGGGCTTCTCCTCCGGGAAGATGATGTCCTTGCGGGCCCGCTCCTCGAGGTCGGCGACCTTGTTGGCGAGCGGCGCGAGGGCGGCCGTCTGGGTGGCGCCCTGCGCCTCGATGGCGGCGATGAGCGGGCCGAAGTCGATGGCCGGCGCTTCCGGCTGCGCGGTGGTTTCGGACACGGTCGTATCTCCTTGCGATCGGATGGACTGGACGGCGGCTTCGGCCCATGTCGGGCGCCAGGTGGTGCTCACCGCCCGAAGGGCGGCGTTGCGGACGATCCGCATCGTTCGACCGGCGGCCCGGTACAGCTCGACGCCGTCGGGGGCGTCCTGGAAGGTGATCGACGCGCCGGTCGCGACACCGTCGCCGGCCAATGTCAGGATGTCGTCGCCCCGCTGGGTCTTGCTCACCTTGAACGTCATCCACGCGCCGTCGGCGCGGTCCTCGTAGGTGATGCCCTTGCCGGCGGGCGGATTCTCATGCTCGAGCTGGAGCACGACCTTCGACGGGTCCACCTCGCCGAAGGCGCCGCGCACGATGACTTCGGGGCCCGCCCGGGTGATGGCGGGCACGTCCCACGGGACGATGCGCATCGCGATCTCGCGCTGCTCCGCGCTGCGCAGCTCAAGGGATGCATCCGGCGCCGTGGATGCGTCGAGAAGGTCGAACCAATCGGTCATGGACAAGGCCCTCCTGCGATGCGCTTGAGGGCACGTGCGCGGAGGGCCTCTGGCCGGCGGCTTCGAGAGCACGCATACCGGCGGGTTATTCGACTGGGCCGGATGCTACGCCACTGGCACAATGACAGTCAATGGAGGCCGCGGGGCTCTGCACCGGGAAGTAGAGCCCGACCCGGAGGCGAGCCGCGGTCGCGGCCTCCGCGCCTAGCCTACCGTCGTCAACCTCGTGACGTCGCCCGCCAGGCCGCCCCTGTCGCGCCAGCGGTAGTACGCCGCGGCATCGGCCCGACGGTGGAGCTGGGCCCGGGTGAAGATGGCGTCGGGGTGGGCCTTCTGCTCGGGCACGCCCGGATGGCTGATGTGCATCCGGGGCAGGTACGTGAGGCGATGGAGGGCCCGCCCGATGTCGATCCAGGCATTGTCGATGCCGTAGTGGTCCGACACGGGGAGGGCCAGCCAGCCGAGCCTTCGGACGATCGACGTCGAGGCGAACCAGGCCGTTCCAAGCGCCTCGTGCCAGTAGCCGTCGTCGCCGTAGGCCACGCCCGGGTCGGCCAGGGCCTCGGTGACCATGCGATCCCAGCCGGGGGTCAGGAAGCGGTGGTCGTCGCCGACATGACCCACGATGTCGGCCTCGTCCCAGACCCGGACCACGGCCTGGTTGGTGGCCGCCGTCAGGCTGCCGCCTTCGACGCCCACGAGGCCCACGCCCGGAGCGACGAGGTCGACGTAGCCGTCACCCTCCGGGTCGTCGAGGTCGACCACCAGCAGCAGCGACGTCGTCGGCAGCTCGGCCGTTGCCAGGAACGACGCTGCCATCTCGGCCGTCTGGCGCGGTCGTCCACGGGTGGGGCAGAGGACGAGGATGCTCATGCGAAGCGCCATGCCCTGCGGATCGGCAGGCTCGGATCGTGAAAGCTCGTATCGCCGCGGTGGTCGACGAGGCTGGGCAGCGGGATGTACGTCTCGACGTGGTTGAGGATGGCCCACTTCTTGACCCGCATGTCGTCCGCGGCGCGCCCCTCCCGGTCGCCGTCCTTGACGATCTCGGGGATGAACCGGGTCGGATAGACGACGGCCACCCCGAACATCGAGCCGCCGAGCTTCTTGAAGTAGCCGTCGGGTTCGTTCATCTGGGCGAGCCGCGCTTCCATCGGGTATCCGGTGTGGGGACGCCAGAAGAGGCAGTAGATGTAGTCGCCGGCCTCGACGAGACGCTCCAGGCGCGCCCCGAAGTCGTGTCCCAGCACGGCATCGTCCTGGATCACGCAGTGGAACGGCGCGTCGTCATGCAGCAGCATGGCCTGCCGGCAGGTGCGCCAGATGGGTTCACGATCGCGCACGGTGGCCCACGGCGGTCGCGCCCATGCCACGGGCACCGGCCCGAGCTGCGCCTGGAGCTCGTCGACCCAGACCCGCCGGTCAGGGTGGGCCATGATGGCGATCGAGACGTCGGTCACGCCGCCGTGGTGGCCTGGCGGCAGCGGGGACACCAGCCGGGGTCCTTGCCGTCGGTCGAGAGCAGCTTGCCGCAGGCGGTGATGCGCATGACCCCGGCCCGGCGCTTGGGGACCATGTTCTGGCAGCGGACCTCGACCGCCGCGGAGCGGAAGCCCGACGGTCCCGGGATGGCCTGCGGTGGCGCCGGCGCGACGGCCGCGTTCTCGACGTCGCCGGCCGCCAGGCCCTCGAAGCTGCGTGCCTCGTCGGCGCTGATGATGCCGTGCTCGATGCCATTGCCGTAGACGTCGTAGCGGGTCTTGATGTCGGCCAGGGTCAGTGAATCGGAGTTGAAGCGGGCCACCGTCGAGCGCGACAGGAGATCGGACATCGTCTGCTCGATCGCTTCCATGTAGTTCGGCCGCAGGCACATCCGGAGGAACTTGTCGAACTCGGAGCCGACGTTCTGGTAGGTCACCGACGAGCCGCTGATGGCGGCATTGAGGAGCGTGGCATCCATGTTGAACATGGTCGCCACCTCGGCGTTCTGGAAGCCGCGGGCGGTCAGCATCTGGGCGCCCGCGGGGTTGTACTCGAGCTGCTGGATCTCGTCGATGCCGGGATCGATGACCTTGGGCACGTTGTTGTCGCCGGCCATCCAGGCGGCCTTGAGGGCCTGCGCCTCGGACAGGCCGGTGTCTGGGTCGGTGCTGCCGTCGAGCTCGACGGCCGACTTGATGACGAGCGGCGGGACACCGCCCGAGGAGAAGAAGTTGCTCGCCCAGAGCTGGGCCTCGACGGCGACGCTGATGGCCGCGCCGCACATCTGGAGCGGCCCGACACCGCGGAGCTGCCCCGGCTCGCGACTGTAGACAAGCTGGCGGAAGTCCTCGTTGGGGATGGGCCGGTCGCGCCACTTGACGATCGGGTAGCGGAGGTCGCGCTCGTTCTCCTCGATGGTCACCTCGTGCGGCGGCATGTTGATGAGCGACAGGGCCTGCCCCGCGCCGTCACGCGCCGCGACCCACCAGTCGGCCTCGCCCCGCGACGCGATGTTGTAGCTGGTCATCCGGTAGAACTCGCGGGGGATCTGGAACGGGTCGGGGCGCACGATCAGGCGCGGCCGGTCGTCGGGCGCCAGCTCGACCTCGCCGCGGTACGCCTTCATCGACAGCGAGCCGACGAGGTTGGAGATGAGGTTGACGGCGCCGAAGATGGCCGGCACGCCGAGCGCCTCGCGGATGCTCACGGCGAACCCGGGCTGGTGATAGGCGCGGATGTTGGCGAGCTGGGTGGCGAGCGGCGGGTACTCGTCGAACGGTGTCGCCAGGACCATGTCGCGCTCGTGGAGCGGCTCGATCGCCAGGAATCGCTTGAGCGTGTCGAGCATCACATCACCTTGGGGGTCGCATGGCGGGGACCGGACGGCAGCCAGACGGCCCGGACGGCGGCCAGGGCCGCGGTGACCGGCCGTCCCTCTTTGGCCCTCACCGCCTGCCACTGGCCGCCGTCGTGGGCCTTGTCGCGGGCCGTCCAGGGAAGGTCGGCGGTGACCTCGGCTGCCCGTTCCCAGCGCAGGTTGCCACTCTCGACGAGGGTCGCGAACTTGCCCGAGGCGGCGCCGTGGTCGCGGCTCCCGACGGCCTTGGCACCCGGCAGGTAGCGGGCCAGGTCGGCGTCGGTCCACGGGTCGAACCACACCGACCTGACCCGCAGGGTGGAGGCCATCTTGCGGAGGTCGGGGCCGAAGCGGGCGACGTCGATGGGGTCCCCCGTGACGTCGGCGACGACCTCGATGCCGACCCGGGTGTCGTCGATCGGCCAGGCGATGACTGCCGAGGCCCGCTTGCCGCTGGGGTCCATGGCGATCCCCATCGACGGCTGGCGGACGGGGCCGGGGTCGGCGTGGCAGCGCAGCCAGGCGCCGTCGTCGACGAGCTTGGGTTGCATCGAGACGACCCAGCGGCAGAGGTGCTCGGTCTCGAAGACGGGTCCCGGGAAGGTGGTGCGGAAGCCCGCCAGGGTGGCCTCGGTGATGGTCGTCCCGAGGGCCGGGTTGGCCTCGGCCCAGCCGCGCCGGTCGTCAAGGTCGCGGTCGGGTGAAGCCGACCATTCGAGGTAGGCGAGGTCGGGGTCGCTGTCGGCCTTCTCGCGGAGGTCGTTGAGGACGACGCTGGACGAGTCGCCGGCGTTGCTCAGGTAGATGATCTGGGGGTTCCGGCTGGCCGTCAGAGTCGGCTTGATGGCGGCCATGAGGTCGAAGGCGTGCTGCTCGCGGACCTCGTCGATGAGGACGTCGTCGACGCTGTGACCGCGGACCCGGGGCCGCGGCGCGACGAGGGTGTAGCGGCCGCCGTTGGCGTAGCGGATGACCTCCTGGCCGTTGGCGAAGCGGATGTCGACGACGTCGGGATCGCCGTTGAGGGCCGAGGCCAGGCGCAGGAAGGTGTCCCGCGGCAGCATCCGGTTGTGGGCCGTGTGGAGGATCCGCCGGCCCTGGCGGAGGCCCATGACGATGCGCGGCAGGAGCAGCTCGGTCTTGCCGTTTTGACGGGCGACGACGATGCAGACCGATCGCCAGCGCCAGCTCTTGCCGACGGTGGCGGTCATGTAGCGGGCGGCGATGCGCTGCCAGGGCATCAGCGTGATGCCGAGGTCGGCGGCGGTGGCCTCGTACTCGGCGAGGAGACTGCGGGCCGGCACCGGCGGGGCGATGCGGGGCTTGGCGATGCCGTGCCGATCGGATCGGGCGGCGTGGGCCAGAGCCATCAGGACGGTCGTCCGAAGTACATCCGCCGCTGGCGTCGGCCGGAAGCGACAGCGGCCGTCTGAAGCCGTCCTGGACGGGCTGTGGACGGCTGGATGGGGCCAGGGACACTCAGGATGCGGGTAGATTGCAGGA